CCTCAGAGCATTAATGCACAATCTAGGATATTCACTTGAGGAATATTTACAATTTTTGGACGACCATCACGAAGAAACCGGTTTACCCATTGACGTGATTGTTTGTAAATTCGTATCTTTAACTCGATGAAAAAGCTTAAAGAACTATAGGAAAAATATTGCGTTCAGTTAGGAGAAATAAATTAATTAAATAATGTAAATGGTATTTATTTATAAACTTTATTCTTTAGTGAATCCTTTATTGATTTATATAGGAAGCACAACCAAACATCTTCAAGTGCGTCTTTCGCAACATATTATTTCATGGGATGCTTTCAAAACAGGGTTAAATAGTAAAAAAATTAGTAGTTATAAAGTAATAGATTCGGGAGAGTATGCGATTCAATTATTGGATGAAGTTGATATAAATGATCGTTATATTCGTGAACAATATTTTATTGAACTCTATCCGTGCTTAAACAAAAACTCGGCTTATACCGGAATTACGGGAAATCAGAAAACAAAAGAAAGTTGGGCAGCGTATCAAAGACAACATTATGCTCTCAATCGTCAGGTTCATCTATCTCGCAAATTATCATACTATAAGTCCAATAAAGGCTTGATACAAAAAAAATATAGAGCAAAAAAACTGTTCCAACGTCTCCCATTTAGTTTATAATATATTTTTTTTATGTAAATATATTATATGTCGGCGATCAGTAAGTATTCAAATTACGCACAATTTCAAAATGTAAATTCGAAAGTCAATGCGATGATTGCCTTTGATAAAAGTGGAACTCCGGGTCAAATTGTTGGTTCTGATGGAGCAACTGGATTAATATGGGTTGATAACGATCCTTCTTCAGCATCTTTTTGGTCGGAATTTCCAGCAACTCAAACCGTAGATATAGCAGACCAAAATATTGAGAATGTAAATAATTTAACAGCAGATAAAATAAAAATTGATGAATTAAGTTTTGTATCTGCTTTTCCTATAGGAATTGAAGTAGCCTTTGATGAAAATACTTTTACTACTGGAATATTAGCACAAAATAAAGATTCAGCAGATGCCTCCTCGGTATCTATTTTGCTAACGAATAATCTTGGTACGGATTCTGCATACTATGGCGGATTAACAATGTTTTCTTCCAATACAGTTCCAGCCTATGGATTTCCAAGTATAAAAAATGCTATCTCATTAAACAGTCAAAGTTCATCTGTTGTTATTTCTCCTTGGAATGGACAACAAGATGGAACTGCTGATGAAAATGGAAACATTATGCTAACTTATAATGGCGGTTCAAAAGCACATATTATCAATAACAACGGTCAATTAATTTTGGGAGCAGACAATCCAGATTTTTCTGGTAGCACTTATGGTGGTGATAATGGTGGGACTGATAATGTTTTAACATCTGATGGAACAAATGGATTAAAGTGGATTACTCCGGAATATGCACCATTATGGTCGCAATTCCCAGCAACACAATCAGTTGATATTAATGATAATGATATATCTAATGTGGATACGATTGAATTAGTAAATATTATTGATTCTTCTGGAAGCAGTGGTACAGATACACAATTACTATCTCGAAATGCTCTTGGTTCTGTGTGGATTGATCAAAGCGATGTTATTGAAAAGTGGAGCGAGTATCCAGCAACCCAGACTATTAATGCTTCTGGGAATGATATTGATAATGTCAAAGATATTAACATATCTGGTGTGAGTTCAAGTATATATATTGATAATACAGCATCATCAACAACATTAGTCAATTTACCAAACATAACTATTTCTACTAATGTAGTTGTTGTTTTTGCGTCACCAATTAATCAACCTCCATGGAATATCGTTGGAGCTGGTAATCCAGTTCAAGTAAATCAAAATACAGCTAATATGCTCCAAGGAGTAACTTACTACTTGACTGCTTTCTCAACACAATTGGGACAATTAACATTAAATCCCGACGGAACCGGAGTAATTGATGGGTCTGATTTAGTTGGATTACCTCAACCTATTTTAGCGTGGGTTGATTCTAGCGGTCCAGTTGTTCCCAAAACGAATGTTATCAATGGTCTTACAGTCACGATAACTAATGATACTGATATATCTGTCCTAAGTGCGACAGATTTAACTTTTAATGGTATTCCTTATAATCGCAATATGATTAATTCTACTTTGGTATATTCATCTGCTGTGATATATGCTGATGGAAGCCCTCCGGCAACAAATTTATTGATACGCAATACCTATAGTTACAATGGCTGGTTCTTCGCTAAAACAGTACCCGGAACCGCTAAAGTAAATTGGTACCTAGGCGCCCAATCAAACGATACAACCGTAAGTGAAATAAAAGGAATTGCCATGTCATTCTTTAATCAGTTGGCTACGAGTAACGATTATTTACCCTTTATTACTATTTATACTCAACCACAATCTGGCGATCCATTCTTTTTCAGATCTAGACGAACATATATCTTTGATCAGTCATTAAGTCCGATTTTGAATCAAAGTTATCAAGGATGTGTATTTGTTGATCCGACTCTTATTCCATATTACAGAGAAACACAAGTAGAGTATCAGTTGTCGCCAGTCGGACAAGTGGGTCCGTTCGCAAGTGATGAGAAAATTCTTGCCATTGTTATTGGAAGCGATTCTGCCGCTCCAGTTAATGGCACTGGATTCGTGGTGTCAAAATTAAACATAATTTATGATACTTTTACACAAGAACTACAATTTATTCCACCTTAAAAGGATTTAAAAGTAATTAAACATATATTTCTTTCATTTCTCAAAAATAATTTCTTTTTTTATAGTATAATGTCCAGTACTGTAAAAAATCAAGCTGTCGTGTTTACTAGTTATCTTTCTAGTGATTCTTCATTTAATTGTGATACTCATATAGGAACTAATCTTAATAATACCCCCATGTTGTCATCCATACCATCTGCCGTCTCAACATCCGAAGGAACCTATATTTTTAAAAAATCATCGACTGGTAAAGCTATGATAGTTAATGCTGCTGGTGTTGGATCTGATTCTAGCATTGATTTCGTTGGTGTAAGTTCATCTGTCGCACCAAAAACATTTGGAAATTTAAGTAGCACCGGTTTAACTGTTGGTGATGCTAAATTCGAAACAGATGCTATTAAGTTTTCTGGCGTAGATTACAAAGCATTAGTTGATAGTCATACAGCACAGATTGCTGGACTCACATCTTTCGATATTACAGAAGTCGTAAAAAATGCTCAACTCGATGCTGTTGATGCTGCTTTAACGGCTCGCATTGTTACATCGGAATCTGATATTGTTTCATTAAAGGCAAAAGATATTGACCATGATTCAAAAATATCGGCACTTGAGTATGCCGATACTCTTAGCCTTGGTCGTGTTAGTGTTCTTGAAACTGATATAGCAAAAGCCAAGCAAGATATTTTGAATTTAGCAGCAGTAGACGTAACGGAATTGGCGAAAATATCTGATCTTGAAGCCAAAGACGTAATTTACGCTGCTCGGTTTGTTGTTGATGAAGCAAAAATTGATGTTCTCGAGAAGAAGCAGCCTATCATCATAAGCACTCCAATTTTTGCGACAACGCCAGCAGTTTATGCTGATTCTGCCTTAGATTGTTTTACGTATATTCCAGCAAGTCTTTTGGCTGTTACTTCATATAGTGGCATCTATGTTCAAAATACCGCAAACAAAAAAGTAAATTTTTACATTCCACCTGATAAAGGAATGAAGGTTTCAGACTTGAAGGGTTTAATGCTTTCATGGTACAATAATTCCTCCACATTAACCGGATTGGCCCAACCATTTGTAGCAGTCTATACAAAAACGGACGCTTTGACTCCTAATGCTGCTTCATGGTATAAATCAAGACGCACGTATTGTTACGAATATACTGCTTCTGCTGTTAAAGGCGAATCTTATGCTCTTTTTGCTAATCTTAAAAGTTTACCTTATGATCCAGTTGCTTATGGACATACTAAAGTTGTCGCAACTGGAATCCCCGGAAATGATAAAGGCAATTTCGCAGATTCTGAAGAACTCCTATTTTTTAGTGTTGGAACTTCAAGTAATAGTGCCGCTGGTCTGTTCGATTTCATTTTAAGCAAACTCACTCTATTTACAGATAAAGCAAGTCAAGAATTCGTGTTTCAACCTAAGTAAAACATACTTAAAGACAATTAAACATAATAAACCATAAGATGCCAGACTACAGCAAAGGAAAAATCTACAAGATTGTTGTGAATACAGAAGAAGAATATAAACCATATGTAGGTTCAACTTGTCAAGAATTAAGTCAGAGAATGACTGATCATCGTAGTAGTCATAAAAATTGGAAAGAAGGAAAAATAAAGGTCAAGATTGCTTCTTATGATTTATTTGACAAATTTGGTATTGAAAATTGTCAAATAATTTTATTGGAAGAATATCCATGTGATAGTAAAATGAAATTATTACAAAAAGAACGAGAATGGTTTGATAAAATAGAATGTTGTAATAAAAAAAAACCTTTTATAAGTAAAGAAGAAATAATCGAACAAATGAAAGAATATTATGAAGACCATAAAGAAGAAATACTTGAACAAAGAAAAATATATCGTGAAGAACATAAAGAACAAATTACTGAATATAAAAAAGAATGGTATGAAACAAATAAAGAAGAAATTGCTGAACAAAGGAAAGAATATCGTCAAGCAAATAAAGAACAAATTACTGAAAAAGGAAAAGAAAAATTCGAGTGCGATTGTGGTTCAATTTGTCGTAAGAGTGATAAAGCAAAACACAAACGCTCTTTCAAACATCAAAATTTTTTGTCTTCATTAAAAGTATGAGTAGCGATAACAGTAGTCAGTCATGGAATGATAACACTGAAAGATTACTTGAAAATATTCGCATGAATTGTATCAAGTTGGAGGCATTTCATCGTGAATATTATTTTCGTATTAAAAAAATTATTGTCTATTTTAAATTACCAATTATCATCATGTCATCACTCAATGCTATTTTAGCAGTATCAATGGGCGAGTATCTTCCTCAAGAATATATTTCTGTATTAAATTGTGGAATTTCTTTTGTTGTAGGAACACTTACAAGTATATCACTTTATTTACGGATTGAAGACCGACTTGAATCTTCTTTAAGTAGTTCAAAAGAATATCATAAATTAAGTATTGAAATATTTAAAATGTTAAGTTTAAGGAAATCGGATCGCTCTATTGACGCAGATCAATTCTTGAATGACATCTATGGGAATTATGTTAAATTATTTGAAAGAAGTAATCTTTTGACAAATGATTTTATAGATGAACTCAAAAAGAAGGTTGATGAAATCGAAATTGGTATTTCCATAAAAGAATAACGTTCATTTCAAAATAATTTTTTTCTTTTGATAAGATATAATGAGCGTAGCGAGTCTAAATAACGGTCAATTGCAATTAAGCGAACTTGTCATTAGTAATGAAAAATATAGCAATGCTACCGGATATGTCGCATCGTCATCTACTTTTAGTGCTGGACTAACTGGAACTACATTACAATTTGGGATTGAACCAAATAATGTAAACTTGTTTTCAAATGGACCTGGGTCATTAATTGTCGAAGGAACACTTACAACTGATGGAAATGTTACAGTTCAAGGTACTGAATTAACCCTTGGAGTATCACCTGCTGCTGTTATATTGGAATGTAATGCTGCTGGTTCTTTAGTAGTTAATGGAACAGTAACAACTACTGGAGATGTCACAGTTCAAGGTTCAGATTTAACTCTTGGTTTAGGTGCTAATTCTGTTATAGTAAGTTGTAATGCTGCTGGTTCTTTAACTGTTGGAGGGACATTAACGACCAGTGGAGATGCCACAATTCAAGGTTCAGATTTAACTCTCGGTTTAGGTGCTAATTCTGTTATAGTAAGTTGTCCTAGTGCTGGATTACTTTCTGTTGCCGGAGGAGTAAAATGTAATCAATTGGCAGATAGCACTGGTTCTTATGGAACTGCTGGACAAGTTCCTACTGCTAATGGTGCTGGTGGCTGGGCTTGGGCTTAATTTCTTCCATTAAAATTAAATAAAGACGATAATACCAGTCGTCATCTCGTTCAGTTTCTTGTTCTAGGAAATCAAATACAGGCTTCATAATTCGGTTTACATATTGTTTTTAAATGTATTTAAAATATATTTAAAAATATTTTCTTAAAGATATATAGAAATGAACGAACCCGAAGTGATGAAGACAACTGAACAACAACGCAAAGCCAGTGAAAAATGGAAAGAGAAGAATTCAGAGAAAGTAAAGGAATATGCGAAATCATACTATCAAAAGAATAAAGAAAAGATTTTGGCAAAAACCAAAGAGGAATATCGTCTTAAAAATCTAGAAAAAAATACTCAGAGATTATTAAAATTAATTAATCCAAATTGTCTTTAAATGTATTCGGATATATATTTAAAAATAAAATCTTATGTAAAGTATAGAATGAACGAAGAAGACAAGAAGACGACATATACAGAGGCAAAGAAAAGAGCTATTTACAAATATCGTGCTACACATCCTGGGTGTCAGAAAGAAACAACTAAGAAATGGCAAGAAAAGAATCCTGAAAAACTAAAGGAATATATGAAAAGTTACTATGAAAAAAATAAAGAAAGACTTCTTGAAAAAGCACGAGAGCATTATAAAGCAAAAACAAAAGACAAAAATATTCAAAAATTAATTACGTTGTTAAAATAATATTTAAAAAACAATTTAAAAATTATTTTCTTAAATAAGTATATATGTCGAGTTATGTTAATTTTACCTTTCAATCACTAAAAGAAGAGGTTGGAAAAAATAAAATCAATAAAAAGATACTAGGTATGCCCGCATGGAAAGATATAACTCGAGAAAATCACAAGAACTATATTAAAAAAGAACACAAAGGACACGCAATCCTTACTGGAAAAATGAGTGGAATTACAGTCTTTGATTTCGATATCCCAGAGGTATATTACAAATTTGTGGAATTGTATCCAAAATTAAAGACTTATCGAACTATCAAGACGAAAAATGGATTTCATGTATATTGTAATTATGATGAAGATATTAAAACGACAACTGACGGATTCGTTCATGACAAAGGAGTTGATATTCGAAACGATGACGCAATTGTGTTTGCTCCTCCTTGTCAACGAGTTTTATTGGATGGAAATATTTTTACATACGAAGACCTTGGTGGGGATATTCTCCAGGTTCCAGAAATTTTCGTAGATAATATGAAACAACTAGAAGATACGACTGATGGTGATAGTATAGTTTCGAATGAAATCGTTTCTTCAATAAGTATATGCGCAGCAGATGTCAAATATATTCAAGAAGCAATTGAAAAAGGATGGTTGAATGATATGGCAAACGCATCTTACGATGAGTGGCGAAATGTTGGATTTGCGATTAAACATACTCTCGGAGATCAAGGTAGACAATTATTTCATCAATTCAGTAAAATAAATGAGAAATATGATAACGAATATACGGATAAATTTTGGGATACGATCAAACAAGGGAAGAAGCCATTAACTTTGGGTTCTATTAAATATTGGGTCAGACAATACAAAGAAAAGCATAAGAAAAGTGAAGAAGATTTACTGGAAGCAGCGTTTCGAGAAATGGCAACCAATTTTGAATTAACACATGCTAAAATTATAAATAGAGAAATATTTATAAAAGAAGAAGATAATATTATTACGTGTATGACAAGAAAACACCTTGTAACTGCTTACGAACATTTAGTATTTGAATATAACAAAGATGATATCAGAGTTCAAGGAAATTTTATTTCCAAATGGGTAAAGAATAATCCTATTATGAGATGTTATACTGATATAGGCATATATCCAAATAATTCGAAATGTCCAAAAAATATTTATAATATGTGGAGACCTTTTGATATGGAACTTGTGAATGATTACGAAGAAAAACTAGACGAACTTGCTGTAATATTAAACCATATTAAAATATTATGTGGGAATGATGAAGTAGTATCTGATTATTTTATTAAATGGATAGCACAAATGATTCAATATCCTGAGGTAAAAACAATTTGTCCAACATTGATTTCCAAAGAAGGATCCGGTAAAGGAACTTTGTTGCTTCTCATAGAAAAGATGATCGGTTCTAGTAAATATTTTGAAACCACTGATCCATTAAGAGATGTATGGGGAAATTTTAATGGACGAATGGCTAACAAGTTCTTGGTAAATTTGAATGAAATGTCAAAAAAAGATACACTTGAATGTCAAGGTAAAATCAAAGGATTAATTACAGATGGAAAGTTGACTATTAATAACAAAGGCATGAATCAATATGAAATACAATCTTATCATCGTTTTATTATTACAACGAATAATGAAGACCCAATTACAACCAAGAGTGATGATAGACGTAATCTTGTGATTCGAACAAGCGATGAGTTAAAAGGTAATGATGAATATTTTAAAAAATTTTATAAGATGATGGATGATGTAAACGTTGTCAAGACTTTTTATGAATATTTAAAGAATATTCCGGATATGGAAAATTTTAGAGAAATACCTATTCCACAGACAGAACATCAGAATGACATGAAAGATATGAATATGGATATAGAAGAGCGATGGTTGCGAGATATGGTTCAAAACCATGAAAAAGATTTTGTAATGAGTAATCCTGAAAGTTTGAAAAAATTTATGGATTTTTGTAATGATAATGGTATCGATTATAAAACAAATGCGATAAAACTAGGGATGAAAATAAAAAGATTATTGGGAGATTGTATACAAAAAGATAGAGACACTAAAAGTAGAAATACAATATTTTTGCTTGATAAAATGAAAACGAAATTTAATATGGGAGTTCAAGTGATTCTTAAATAAGTATATATGACAGGTTGTCATAGGTTGTCATAAGGTTGTCATACAGGTTGTCATTTTTGTTTTGTTATGATAAAAGGTGTTATATTTTTTATTATATTTTTTATTTGTTACCATATATGACAACTATGACAACCTGACAACCTATTTTCATGTAAAATAGCGAAAATGCGTAAAATGAGACCCCCCCGATTTTCTATTTTAACATAAAACAAGGTTGTCAGTTGTCATGGTTGTCATTCTTCAACAAGTATATACGCCAAACAATTTAAATATTATATACTTATAGAATAAAATGAAAGGTTCAATAGTAGGAGACAAACATTTTAAATCAAAAAAAGAACTTGTTGAATATACACGTAGACTTATCGAAGAATTGGGTGTATGTCAAATAACGATAGAAGATTCAAATTTCAAATTCTTCCATGAACTTTTATTAAGACGAAAAACAATAGACGACGAAATTTTATATTTTGAAATAGAACCCAATCCTATAACAAGAGCACCAAATCATTTATCGTATACAGCAAATACAAAAAAATATTTTTCATGGGTTAAATGTTGCGAGCAACGAGAAGATACTCCTCTACAAAAATTAGTTAAGGCATGTAGAACGAGTGTTAAATCTCAGATCAACAGTATGTGGATGATGAAAATAATGGGTTGTAATGAATGTAAAACAACACATAATTTACAAATAGATCATTATTACGAATTTAAAGATATTTTCAACGATTTCATAAAATCAAGGATATTACCAGAAAGTTTTGAAAAACATCACGCAACTTGTGAAGTTATATTCAAAAAAGAAGACAAAACATTTGAAGAAGAATTCCAAAAATATCACTTTGAACGAGCAGTATTACAACTTCTATGCGAAGAATGTCACAAGAAAAAATCTTACAATTTTGAATTAAATAATTAATATTTTTATAATTATATGGAGCTTATAAAAATAATCACTCAGATAATCGATACAAGACCTCGCGAAGAACAGACTATTCTATTACCGATTGAAACCATAAATGGCTTGCCAATTTCTGCCAAAATTAGCATAGTCCCAAATTTATACAATTACTTATTTTTTGTTGATATTGATGCGAATGGGATCGATGTTGAAGATCCGGTGGAGATTCTTCCGTTGAATTTTATTATGAAGCTATTTTATGAAATATCGATTGAAAATCCTGTAATTAATAACGACGAGTTCATTAATGCTTTCAAGAAAATAGTTAATTCATTGCGATATGATAATAAAACCGGGAAGATAGAAGATGGCGAAGAAAGTGATAATCAATTCTTTCGTGAACTCATCACAAATCAAAATATTAGTTTCAAAGAAGAGGAATCCTGTTGTGTGTGCGAAGAAAAGACTAAAACTCGAACTCCTTGCGACCATACCTTATGCTTAATATGCTGGAGCAAAATTAAATCGGTTGAAAACGAAAAGCCGTGTCCTATATGTAGAGAAGTCATATACTATGAGAAATAAATATAAACGTATTTTATAATTATTTTTAATGAGAATTCAAATACCCAAAGATAATAAACAATATATAGAAGAACTTAAAACGCGTGGATTTAAAGAAATTCATAATAAAACTCGTAATAAAAATATGATACTTTTAACAGATGTAGAGGTAAACGATAATGTTTTAGTGGATAGTGAAAGAAGGGAATTTAAAACGTTTTATCCGAATTATTTCTCAGACGATTATCGAGAATGTCACCACTGCCACAAGATTTTCAACTCGAGATCTATTCAGAGACATATTCGCAATATTCATTTGAAATAATTTCTTTTCTTATAGTATAATGCCGTTATTGACTCATCTCAATAATGATATGAATAGGATAAACAAGCGCGTCGTTAAGGCAATGATGAAACAAATCACAGAACAGACGCCCGATGTCCCTCCTCCGCCAGTAGATTCAGACGTTTCTGTAAATTACTTGTCGTTAATGAAAAGTCTAACAAATATTTTAATGAATTTGAGAGAATTATATGCTTATCGTTTTGGTATACAAGCAGAAGGCGAAGTCGATGAATTTGATTTACCCGAAATAAGTGATATCACCGGATCTGAATTCTCAGCTCTACAATCTCAAGCATCTCAGGGTTCACAAGCATCTTATGCTCCATTTGGCTCTCAACAAAGTGTATATTCTCAACCAGTTTCATCTGTAGCATCAGCAGTATCTGCGCCATTTTTTCGTAGAGGTGTAAATTCACCTGCTTCCTCTGTATACTCCCAACCAGGTTCACAAGCGTCATCAAGCACCGG